AATACGGGGAATGGCAGCACTGGCTTTGAACGCCACCTCTTTCCCGTCAATCTCTATATTTCTAATGATTCCCATACGCTGCCTCCATTATAATGAATTCTCTGCTGCTGTCTCATCATCCCCATCTTCCTCTTCGGACGGTGTGGTGCTGGGCTGGTACACACTCTTATACCAGTTGTTGTAAACAGACGCTTTGGTGCTGTCTCCGGTCTTGGCTTTCACATATCCGCTTGCAAGGGGCCGAGCCTTTACGGTCAGCGTCTCTGTCTGTACCTCCCTCGTGTCCTCATTTGTCTTGGCACTCATGGACGGCCGTGACGCGGAACAGTTATACAGCACATGCCTGATCTTCCGCACATCCCCGTCAAACTCAAACAGCAGGGCAAATTTACCCGTTTCACTGGTGGCATTCTCCACAAGTACATTGTTGCTGTCGGTTGTCTCTTTCAGGATATCCGTCCTGAAGCCCTCCGGGATCATGGCTACCTCAAGATCACCGTCATATCCCTGATTGTTATTGATGACGTAATACTCGATACCGTCTGCATAGAAGCTCTCCGGCTCCCCCTGCGGGTCCAGCGACAGGGAAACCGCACCCGGCATGGCGATAGGCGTATCCCATGAGACATTTCCGTCCTCGTCCGATATGATCGGCGCGTAGTGGACATTACTGATATTGAATTTTACTTTATTCTTTTTCGATGCCATTTCTATACCTCCGTTTCATACAAAACCTCATACATCTTTTCTGAACTGATCCATACCTCGGACTTGGCATATACCAGACCATTCTCATCCAGTATGGTTTCCACCTTTTCTTCCAGCCCTGTATCCTTTTTGTCAGTGTACAGTTCGATATGCAGCACATCCTGCTTGAAATACACCCTGCCGTCTGCCGCGAAATTGTCCGACTTCGGATATCTGTACACGAGGAAAGGCGGGCTGACTGCCTCTCCTTCTGCAAAATGGTCATAGGCAAAGGGGAATCCCGTCTTTGTAAGGAGTGCCGGAATCTGATCCTTTGTCACTTTCCCACTCTCCTTTCCACCTCTGCGGTCAATTCCTTCTCTGCCAGCTTCTCCGCCGGAGCGATATGGGGTATTGCCTTTGTCCGTCCTCCGCCCCGGTTCGCATGACCGTTTTCAAGAAGATGTGTCAGCCTGTACCTGTTTTTGGAATGCACGGTATTGACCCTGGAAAGCGTGGTATCCGTGGTCTTTGTGACTGTCCAGCTTTTTTTGTAGGCTCCGGTATCCACAGGCGCCTCCTCCTTGATCTTTTCCACAACCTTCTCTGCCACATCATCCACGATGCTCTTGACCTCGGCAGTGGTCAGTTCCACATATTCATCAAACTCTTTCTGGATGGCATTTCCCATCTCATCCACTGGTATGGCTGCTGACATCCTCCTGCCTCCTTTCCCTCTCCCCGTGTATTTTGATGCTGTTATGCCGGAATGCCATTGCATCGATACTGAGGATGTTGTATACCCTGTCCTGAAACCTGATTCTGAATCCGTCCGTTGTCAGGGCTGCCGTTTCGGAAGAATACCGCACCGTGAAATCCATTTTTTCTGACACGGCCATCTGCCCTGCACCCTGCTCCTCGTTCCCGTACTGGTCACTAACTGTCGCATAACAGGAAAAATAGTCCTCCCACTCATTGGTATGGTTGCCGATTTCATCCGCGACTACCGTGTTTTTCTGGAAGCAGATCCTGACATTCATTGCGGAAATATGCATCAGAACACCGCCTCCCTGCTCCCTGACAGCAGTGCCCTCAAGGTAAGCATCAGTTCATGATGGTCCGCTTCCTCCCGGTGTTCATACAGATAGGCGATGGTATACCACACGGCTGTCGTAAATTCCGGCGTATCCTCCGGCGCCTCACTGTTCCTTGCCACGTCCAGACATATCTTTTCTGCCGACTCTATCATTTTTTCTATCAGCTGGTCCTCATCCGAAGAACACTGTCTCAGATAGGCCTTTGCCTCCTCTACCGTCACTGTCATATGCTGCCCTCCAAATGCCGGACACCCTTGTCAGATGCCCGGCACAGAATCTCCTTAGCTTGATGCTTTCGTTCCCTTGATCTCCAGCGTCTTGACCGCTTCCGAAAGGATCAGTTTGCCGTCCACGCGCTCGGAAGCAAGGAAACCGACCTGTCCTGTCGTAGCATACAGTTCATTCAGTCTCTTGAAACTCCTGCCCTGGCGGTCTGCGATCCAGTAATAGGAATAGTCACCAAACGCCATGACCTTGTTCCCTGCTGCCAGTTCCGGCACATAGATGGATGTCCTGTATGGACGGTTCAGAATCCTGTCCGGCTCTCCGTCCCTGACAGAAGGCTGCCAGATATAATTCCCGTTGCCGTCCTTCAGCTTTCTGATTGCCTTCACCGTGGAATCGTTCAAAAGCCAGACTGCCTTCTTCCGGTAAGGTGCGCGGAGGCTGTAAAACAGATCCATCACGTCATCAAAAGTGATGGAAACGCTGGCTGCCGTGACACCTGTCTCTGCAGAAGGGAACAGGCCCGTTGGCTTGCCCTTTCCGTCACCTACAAAGAATGCCTCCTCTTCCTTTGTGCCGATCCTTCTGCCGAACTCCTTGGAAATGTATGATTCCACGTTGAAAACGGAATCGTTCAGCAGCTCATCGGAAACCTTGATCATGGTTGCCAATTTGAACGCCCCGATGGAAGTCTGGCCAAAGCTGTCATCACTTTCATGGAACTGCTCTCCCTCATCAATCCAGGCAGCCTCGCCCTTGGATGTTACGATCGGTATCTTCCGGTCACCGCTGGAAGTCTTGATCACGGTGGCGAGCTGTCTGAAGAACACTTCATCCTGCAGTGCCTCCACCAGCGTCCTCTCGTACTCATCCGGCACGAGGTAACCGCCCTCAGAATCCGTACCAATGGAAAGAGCGTTCTGGACATCGTATGACATCTTGTTCCTCATACCGTCCCAGAACGCTCTCCTGTATGCATCGGATGCTCTTCCCTGCTTTGTTTCCCCTTCTGCCTGACCATTTGGTCTGTTTGTGATGGGTTCCGTGGTCGCTTTTGCCATCTCAGCATCAATGGCCGCCTGTTTCTCCAGCCTGTCGATCTGCCTGCCGAGTTCCATGACTTCCTGTTCCATCCTGTCATAGGTTTCCGCATCCTCGCCCGAAGTAAAGGCTCCGTCCTTTCCTTTGGCATCCAGGAAAGCCTTTGCCGCCTCCCATGCCTTTGCCCTCTTATCCCTCAATTCTAAAATCTGGCTCATAATATTGCCCTCCTTTAATGTGCTATGAGACTGAGTCTCTGTTTTAAATGTTCAATGGAAACCTGGTTCCCGGCTGTATCCTGCCCTGATACTTTGGACAGGAAGGAATCACTGACAGCCTTGGTGGAATAGATCATGGAATCCGCAATCTCCGGCTTCCTGACGGCATCCTCTGTCTTTTTCCCTTCCTCCGGGTCTGCGGTAACCGCATCCCCTTCCTCCACGTTATCTGAAAACAGGATTTTATCCGCAAATCCAAGTTCCACGGCTTTCTTGGCATTAAACCACGTCTCCTCATCCATCATCCTGGACAGCTTGCCGCGGTTTAATCCTGTTTTTGCTTCATAGGCATTTAAGATGCTCTCCTTCACTTCATTCAGCATCCCGATTGCCTTCTCCATCTCCTGCGCATTCCCCATTGCAATGGTTGCAGGGTTATGGATCATCATCATGGCTACCGGGGATACCAGCACTTCATCTCCTGCCACTGCGATCACGGATGCCGCCGAAGCTGCCAGTCCGTCTATCTTGACCGTGACCGTGCCTTTGTAGTCACGGAGCATGTTATAAATTTGGGCTGCCGCGAAAACATCGCCTCCGGGGGAATTGATCCACACCGTAATGTTCCCGCTTCCGGCTTCCAGTTCATCCTTAAATGCCTGCGGCGTGACCTCGTCCCCGTACCAGGTCTCGTCCGAGATCTCGCCGCTTAAAAAGAGCGTCCTCTCTTCAGAGCCGCCCTCATCCTTTACCCAGTTCCAAAACTTCCGTTTCATCGCTTACCTCCCTTGTTTGTGGTGTCCTGACCATTCTGCTGTCCCGTCCCCGCAAATATCCCGGCATCAGACAGCTTTGTCATCGCACCGTTTATCAGATATAAGTTTCCTCCTTCCTCACCTGGGATAGGATTCATATTCTCCATCTCCCTGATATCATTGGCTGAGAACCAGCCGTTCTGTCTGCCCACCGCGTAACCGTTCATTCTGGACTGATAGTCACCCCGCAGGAGTCCGTCCACGTTCAGCTTGATAAAATACTTCCCTTTTTCACTTGGAAGGAGCAGGGCTTTCTGCAGGGACTGTTCCCACCGGATCACCCACGGGTCCAGTGTGTATTTAACAAATTCCAAGGACTGCTGCTCGATGTTGTTAAAGCTGCTTTTTTCCAAGTCCCCGATCATATGGGGAGGAATCCGGTAGAGCCGTGCGATCTCGTTTAACTGGAACTTCCTTGTTTCCAGGAACTGTGCCTCTTCCGGTGGAATTCCTATCTGCTGGTACTTCATGCCTTCCTCAAGAACCGCTATCTTATGGGCATTGTTGCTGCCCCGATAGACAGAATTCCACGATTCCCTTACCTTGGCAGGGTCTTTCAGGACACCCGGATGCTCCAGCACGCCTCCCGGATTTGCCCCGTTTGCAAAGAACGATGCCCCATATTCCTCGCAGGCCAGTGTCATGCCAACTGCATTCTTTGCCATTGCGATGGGAGAATACCCCACAAGACCGTCAAAACCAAGTCCGGGGATGTGCAGTACCTCGTCTTCCTTCAGAACAAACTCACCCATCTCCTTGAACGCCGGGTTTTCGTCGCTCTGTCTGGTATACACGTAATAGATCCTTCCCCGCTCATCCCTTTCCACATCCATGCAGTTGGGGAGCAGGGGATATAACGCCACCACCCTTCCTGCTCCGTCCCGTATGATCTGTGCATAAGCGTTGCCCCATATCAGCAGATGGCTCATGAGCGTTTCCCTGAACACGAAGGATGTCATTTCCGGATTCGGTTCATCATGCAGCAGCACGTAAAGTGAATGATCAATGGCCATCTCCTTGCCGCCGTCTTCCCTATATGCATACACATGGAGCGGCAGGGATGCTATCGCCTCTGCCAGTATTCTTACGCAGGAATACACAGCCGTGGTCTGCATGGCAGTCCTTTCGTTGACTGGTTTTCCGCTGTTTGTCCTGCCGAACAGAAAGGAAACACCGTTTCCTACCGTATCCACTGGTTTGTCCCGTGCCTGTCCGAA